TATTGTCGAAACGTGAGCCTGACCAAGAATACGTGGCTTGAAAAATCAGCCACTGTCGGTCAGACACCCTTCGCGGGCAATCCGCAGACGACAATGGCAAAAGGCCAGATCAATATGGACTTGGGTATAAAGCTTAGGCAGCCTACTCAGGGCCTACCTTGGAAGCAGATGGCAATGAACCAGCTAGGACCACACCAACGGTACTTCCTTATCACGTTCATAACGCAACAGGCAGACCTGCAACCAGGCGAAGAGCTTTTAGGAGCAAGGGTCGACTACGATTCACTAGCTACATGCTACAATGCTAGCTAACAACATCTTCCTCAACGTTGAGGAGGATGTTACTAGTAGTAGCCGGACGAAAAATAGTGGTGGGGCAGAATCACCACCATTATCCGTTCGCTTGCCTATCAAAATAAAGCCCCCGGCAGGGGACCAATCAAAAAAAAAGCCCCCGGCAGGGGTGGCCGAAGGCCTGGGCAAATAAATAAAAATGTGAAGGTGTCGACGACAACCAAATAATTATTATTTTTCAGGGACTTCATTTTTGGTGCAGCGAAGGATTTCGGTGCAACGACGCGTAAGCTGGTCTAGACGATCCTCCTCACGAAGGGCAAAGAACCATTCAGACGGATGTAGTGGGCTGGTGATAGCAATTTTAGTTGCAGCAAACTCACACATACCACCCTTGAATTGGACCTTGCAATCGTACTGGTCAAGGAGCGAAAGCAGCATACCGAACGGAATCTGCCCTCGAAACTCCTCGAAGATGACCTCGTCCTGGCCTTCATAGCCGTCAAACCAAGTCCCTTGCTGGGGGTGCCAAACGTAAGCATTGGGCAACCACTCACGAGCACGAAAGCTCTTACCAGTACCCGTCCCACCATGGAACACCCTTACCTGGGGCACCGCGCAGCGGGGTACAACGCACCTTGCCTGCAGCGCACCAATCCCTTTATGGAACTTAATGAACTGCACAGGGAAATCCATGGCAATATCTGTCAAAGACGAACCTGAACGCACCGCGTCAGCGACCGCTTGAATATCGGAACGAGAACCCTGTTGGGAAATCTCACCATGGCTGGTCCACGAGCCATCCTTCTGGCAGTAATTACGTGCCTGTTCGGCTGTGCCACGCCTAAGCTCCATGTGGGCCTTCATAAGCAAAGCATGGGCACTCGACCATTCAACGGTGGACTGAAACTCCACGTAACCCTGGAAGTGTGCGGTGCCGGAGGCACCCACTTCTTGGCCTACTACGTAGTAGGAAACCTGACGGGAGTCAACCAACCGGTCCGCGAAGTCTTCTAGACTGAGCGCCGGATTATTAAGTGTGAAGCAAACATTGCGAACACGTTGGCGGTTAGTATTACCCGCCAACTTCTGTGCCATTTATTGGAAAGTCAATGAAAAAAACATTAACCTACCAAAAATGCCACGGGTGACATTCAACCGGATGTCAACCAAGAAGTCCCGAACGCGTAAGCGTAGAGCGAGTACACTGACACGAGCGAAGTACAAACCTAGGACGGCTACGGCCAATAGGACCCTAATCAAGAGCAACGCCTTGGCCATTAGGGCAGTGAAGCGAATGCTTCCACCGCCAGTGTATACAGACTGGCAATTCACGGGCACACTGTTCGCCGACACGACGGACAGTCCGAACTTTACTACCACGATACAAACGGCACAGCTGCTGAACCCTAATTCGTGGCAACCAGTCCTACGACAGGACCCTAACGTGCTAGAGTCCTCAACGACGCTCGTTAAACGACTGCAAATAAATATGAGATATACTATGCAGCAGAGCAACTGGGCCCAGTTCACCACTTTTGTAGTAACCCTACGGAAGGACGCTGCCAATAGGCAGCCGAACCAGGCCGGCCTTGTAGAGGGCGTAGACTACATATATTCAGGCGGTCAGGAATTGAACGTTCGATTGAACAGTAGTGTATTTAAATGCCACTATTGTCGAAACGTGAGCCTGACCAAGAATACGTGGCTTGAAAAATCAGCCACTGTCGGTCAGACACCCTTCGCGGGCAATCCGCAGACGACAATGGCAAAAGGCCAGATCAATATGGACT